TGGGGCCGGATCGGCGACGCAATGCGCGCCGCAACCAACCGCTAAAGCGGTTTTGTATTGGACCCCCAGACCCCCGGCGCGGACAGGCGCTAACCGGAAAACGCCGGGGGAACTATCAGAGAACTAACTGCTGGAATACAACCGCATAATCTCAGCCTCGATCTTAGGCCGGATAGCCTGCGGAATTTTGGCCAGCGCCCGTTGCCGCGCCTTCTTGTCCGGCATGGCCAATATCTGTTTGGCTGCGTCGTAAATTGGTTTTTGTGCCCATGATCGAATGCTTTCTGGGGCATCGTTCCAAGCAATATTTCCCATCAACAGATCAAACAGTTGCTCTGACGGCTTTTGAACATCAGGCGCTAGGCGGTAAGCCATTTAAAGAACCCCTCTTTTGCAGCATCAACACCAAGCGCCACACAGGAGAAAGCCCCAGCGTTGTGGGCCGCTATCAAGTATTCGACCTGCTCAGGTTGAAAGGTGCTTTGTGTATGGTCGCGCCGCTTCATTTCACAAACGAATGAAACCCGCCCAGGAATGACAATATCGGAAACGCCTGCCGTCATGCCTTCAGCGGCGTGCTTTTGGACGCTGGCAAATTGCCCCTTGGCCTTTAACCCTTCGTTGCGCGGGTGAAATGCCAACTTGCCCCAAGTGTCAGGGTAATCCCGCCTGAGCCAGTTAAAGAATGTCATTTGCTCTCCGCTTTCGGCGGGACACTTGCCGCGATAGGTCAGGTCGCCAAACACTGACACTCCGGCATTGATCAACGTGGCAATGTCAGTTTGGCGCATGGTCGGCCTTTCCGTTGTAACCTAACACGGAAAAGAAGCCCGTTGCCGCGTCCTTGCGATACGTCACAGTTTTCGGCATGATTTCGCCTTTTTCAGTAGCAACTGCCCACTTTACATAGTCGCGCGCTCCACGCGAATTTTTCGCCTCGGGCTGCACCCACGTTGTGAACTGGCGATAAGGCGTCACCCATTCAATGCGGATTGTTTTGTTTCCATTGCGACTGATACCCGGTTTGCATTCCATCCGCACAACCTCGTCTGTTTGAATCTGTGTCGGGTCACGCTTCAACGCCTTAAAATCGGCTTGCAGCTTGTCATTCGGGTCAACAATCTCGCCTTTGCACTCGCGACAATACCGCGCCGCTATGTCATTTGGTGCGGCGCAATGCGGGCATTCCTTGCTGGTCCAACGATAGTCGCACCTCTCGTATTCGCCGCGTGGCCCGGAGCGTAGCATATTCATGCAGCGCCGCCCGTGGTGCCCTGGCATCGGACCCCATTCGGTCATGACCTGTTGCCCGTCCAGATCCAGCACATACCCCGCCGCGTCTAGCTTGGCGTCCAGATAGTCCTTGTGCGCAGAAAACCCATTATCAAAAGCGCAGATCGGGCATGTCGCCACAATCCCGCCTGACCCGCCCAACTTGCCCGACTTCACAACGGGCGCAAACAAATCACCGTCCGGGCAGTGATCATCAAGGTTCGTGGTATAATCTAAGATCAAGCAATCAGTCTTGCCGGGGCATATCCGCAGCCCGCGACCGATGATCTGTTGCAACAACCCAACGCTTTCCGTCTTGCGCAGAATGGCAATCAAATCCACATGCGGCGCGTCAAAGCCAGTTGTCAGCACTGACACATTGACCAGATACTTGATTGCCTTGGCCTTGAACCGCCGTATCAGGCTATCCCGCTCGGCCTTGCCCGTTTCGCCCGTCACCATGACCGACAATTCAGGCGGCAAGCTTGCCATGATTTCTTGCGCATGGCGCACCGTAGCGGCAAAGAACATTACGCCTTGCCTGTCCTGTGCTTGGCGCACAACGTCATCCACGATTGCCGCTGTCTTTCGTCCATGGCCATGATAGGCGCGATCTACATCAGCGGCATCAAACTTGCCTTGAGCATTCGCAACCAGCCCGTGGGTGTCATACCCCTCGGCCATTGTGCCGCCTATGACAGGCTCAGTCAAAAAGCCTTGCTCAATCAGATCACGCGCGCCAACCGTATAAACGCATTTGGTAAAGAAAGGTTCCCGCGCAACATCCTCGCCATGCACTTGCCCTTGCGGCCCCACACGGTAAATCCAGCCCGACCCCAAGCGATAAGGCGTTGCGGTCAAGCCGCATATCCGCAGGTTGGGATTTGCCGCCCGCATAGCGTCCAGGATGCCCCGCACAGTGGGCGTTAGCCCATGCGCCTCGTCTATGACCACCAGCCCATATTCAGCGCCAAAGCGGCTTATCTTATTCTTGACAGTCAATGGACTGCCAAAAACCACAGGATGCCTTAATTCCTTGGCCCCGGCGCTGGCGCTGAATATCGAGGCCGGGTTGCCCGTGGCCAGATATTTTTCGCGGTTTTGCGTAATCAACTCAGCGCTTGGGGCAAGGCACAAAACCCGTTTTTCCGTGCGCTTGTTAATATCCGCCGCGATGGTTGCGATGATGTGCGACTTGCCTGCCCCTGTTGCGGCGTCGATCACGAAAGGATCAATGCTTTGCCGCATCCAGTTTATGGCCGCGTCAACTGCGGCCTGTTGATATGGGCGCAGGCCATGGGAAACCTTCAATTGAACACTCATTTCAGCCCCCAGAAGCTTGACCCCTTGCCCCGGAACGGTTCCAGATCAGCGCTAGGCGCATACTTGGCCAGCGCCTTGGCATAGGATACCGACCCGGCTCGCTCAGTCTTGGTCAGCTTGCGCCCAGCGAATACCGCGTTGCGATCCCCGGCAATCCGCACCATATCGGCCAGAAGGTCTTTCTTGCGCTCCTCAGCCCGTTCAATTGCCTCGGCCAGTTGGTCCCACTCCGCAACCATGCGGGCGGATTCCACCGTGTCAATTTCAACCCGCTTTGCCGCCAAGTGTTCATCCGGCTTTTCCAATTCAGCCAAATATTCCGCATAAAACTGGCGCAAGCGCGGCATGTTTTCCGCCTGCCATTCTGCGTCTTGCAGAACGGTTTCAAGTTTGTAAGCCTTGGGCGACCATTGGAAAAAATCCCACCGATCAAGACCTGTGCAGACCATGCTGAACTGCACTTGCGCGTAATAGTGCGGCTGGTCATCCAGTGGCGCAAAATCCTTCGCATCGTCGCGCATTGAGAAGGGGCACTTGATTTCCAACCCGCCCCATTCGATTAGCCCATCAGGTGAACACCCGGCCCAATCTTCATAGGCGATAAATCCTACGGTTTCGACCTTGTGGCCGGTCAACATTTGGTATTCCGACCGCGCGCCGTCTTCGTTGCGGTTGCCGTATTCGGTGGCAATGTTGCCGGTAAACTCGCTTTCCGCGCCGTGGGCATCTCTCACCATTCGGCGCATGGCTTCCGCCCGCGTCATGTAGGGCGCGACCCCCAGGATTGCCCCGACTGTGCTAGCCGTCACCCGGCCCTTGCGCGCCGCAAACCACTCTGTTGACTTCTGTTCCATGTTCTGCAATCCTTGCACTTGGTAGTCCTCCGTGCATGTCTGACCGTGGTCCGCTATCGGCTTCACCCCCGATAGCGGGCTTTTTTATGCGCCTTAGAAAGGGATTTCGTCGTCCATCTCAACGCGGCGCTGTTGCGTCTGACCGCCGCCGCCACCGTATCCGCCGCCGCCGCCGCCCGCTTTCTTGGCTGGTTCAGTTGCCGCCTTCACGTCAACGCCCTTGGCCTTCGGGGCCACCGCCGAAACCCAGTTACCCGTAATTGTTTCGCCCGTCTTCCGGTCCTCAATTTCCCACACCATGCACTTGATAATCATCGGCTTGTTGCACAGGTGCAGGCCCAGATCATCATCGGACGGCTTGCCATCCTTGCGAGCCAACTTGCCCCCGGCATTGGCGTCAATCGCCGCCAGCATCCGCCGCGCCTTGTCGCGCTTTTTGATGCCCGCCGCTTCGTCCTTCGCGCCGGGATCGGTGTCACTGACCCACAGCTTGTGAAAAACCTTGCGGTTTTTGTATTGCTCAGGCTCCAGCACAGACCAGCGCAGGGACAGGTATTCGTTGCCGTCCTTGTCGGCCCATTTTGCCTCGTCAATGATGGCGAGCACGTCGCTTTCGTTCGGAATCGGCGCAAGGTTTCCGCCCGGCACTTCATAGTCAGTGCCAGTGTCTTTTGCGCTTTCGCCGTCGCTCAGATCCCAGAATGACATCAGTTAGCTTCCTTCTTGTTGGTGTTGCGAATGCTGGCAAACGGGGCCAGCGCGGGGA